AAATCCCCGAATGTGTAGGTGGGTGACTCGTCGGTAGATCGCTGCTGCGCTTCCCAGCGCATGGTTGCCATTTTTGCAACCGCTTCCACGCCTCTCGGCGCAGAACTGAAGTTTAAACGAATGCTTGTACGAACACAATACGGATGCAAGCACCGAAAACCCGCATGAATGCTGGGCTTTGGCTATTCCCTACCGAGTCGTGGGGTCATTATCTGCGGGGCAGATGCCCGAAGGGCGGCAGACTGAGAGTGCAGAGAGACACTGAGAGTGAAGCACAGAGGGAAGAGAGGGATCGTCATAGAGGGAAGCAAGAGGGAAGCGCACACTGCGAACAGGTATTGACAGATCGTGTAAACGCAGCGAAGGTTGATTGCATGATCCATGCATGAATGACTGCATGAACGAATGAAAAACGGTGATTGAAGGGCAAAAAGATGAAGCGGGAAAAACTCATTGAAATGCTGGAGCAGGACACAAGCATCGAGGGTGATGACGATGCAAGCATGACTGTCGCGGGGAGCCATGCCGAAGGCGTACAGGCTGCTGTGGCAAAGGTAAGAGAAAAGAAGACTAAGACAGGCAAGGTATATGGCGTACCAAGAGAGGAAGACAAAGCAAAACGTCTCACACCTCAGATGCAACTCTTCGTCAATGCAATCCTGCAAGGCAAGACAAAGATCGATGCCTACCGTTCAGCGTACAACGTGCGAACGGAGAAAGAGAGCATCGCGATTGCTAACGCGAACAAGCTGCTGAAGGATCGGAGGATCACTGCGCTACTGGGGTCTCTCGATGAGGCGCTCAAAGAAAAGGTCATCGAAGACGCAGTGAAGACCCGCCGCTTTGTGATGGAGCGTTTACACGACAGGGTAGTGAACGCCAAGACAGAGAGCGCAGAACTCAAAGCACTGGAACTGATGGGCAGAGCAGTGGCTATGTTCAGCGACAACGTGAACCAGCAGGTGAAACATGTCGATACGAATGCACTCAAGGCAGAGCTACGCAGTCACCTCACCCTGCTCGATAGTGTGAAGAAGGTAGAGAAGCGCAGTGCCTAAGCTAGGCACAGTGCTAGGGGTGCATATGTGTGATGCATTGTGTGTGACGCAGCGGATGCGAGTGCAGATCAGTGGCGTCAGTGATGCGCTGTGACTGTGGGAGTGGGTATGGCTTGGTTGTTTTGCCCCCACAGCGACCCCACCGCACCCGCACCCCCCTAAACGCGCCATGCCACCCCTCCACCCTATACGCTCTAATCCACACATTCCACCATCTCCCCTAACCAAATACGAACAATGGGGGGTGTTAGGCAGACAGCAGAGGATGCGGGACTCCGGGGGTTTTTCTGCCTTCTACCCGGACTTGTTGAACCGTCGAATCTGGCTCCCCACCCCCTTTTGTCTTTTTCCCGGAAGGTGAGTGGAAAGCTGTATAGGGAAACAGTGCTGGATAAATGTACAGGATAAGGGGTAGGGGGGTATATATTTTGGGGATAGTGACAAGAACACTTGTTCGCACTATCATGTAGCTTTTGGAGGTGCTATGACTAACACGGTAGCGTATGTGACGTACCTTGTGTACATCCTTGTATTTGAGGGTTTGGTGCTGGGTGGGACTGGGTATGCTGTGTTTGTCTTGGGGCATAGTGGCTGGTGGTGGCTGCTGGCGGTATTTGTTGGGGCTAGTGCCTACACGCCGGAGAAGTGGGTTCGTGGGGAAAGGAGAAGCCGTGCAATGGGATAAGAGTATGACGGTCAAGGAATTGATGGCATTGATGGTGGAGTGCGGGTTACTGGAGGTGAATAAGATGCACTGGACGGGAAAGGCATTTATCCCGGAAGACACGTTCATTGAGGGCGATACCGCAGGGGTCATGCAGTTGGTGGAGTTGGCGCTGGACAAGCAGAGGCAGGAGATTGCTTCAGCGGTTGAGAAGATGGGGGTGATTGGGTACGGAGGTTTGGCAATGGCTCATGCCATCCGGGAGAAGAAGTGGGAAGAGTTTATTAGGCAGACGCATGAATAGGGCTGAAGAACTGGCAGTGCTGTTGGAGGAGACGGCACGGCATGATGAGGATTTGGAAGCGGCAATGCTGTTGCGAAAATTGTATGAGGTGTACGAGGTAGCTTCTCAAGTGGTGTACGCCAAGACGCACCCGGAGAGCAAGGCGGCTTACAGCAGAATGATTGATGTGATAACGAAATGAGAGTGCTAATTTATTTGTTTTATGTGATCGTGGCGCTGGCTTCAATGGCGTTGATTGTCGAAGCATGGGTAGAGAATCCCGATACCCGACTCCCTTTCAGGGAGCCTATCCACCGCCGTTGGTAAGGAGGAAAGATGAATTGGTATGACGTAGGGATCGTGATGTCGAGGATCGGCTTAATTATGATTGGGGCAGGATTGGTGATTGGCGTTGCAATTACCGCATTGCTTTTCTTCTTAAACGAATAACTGCTTGCACGAACGGTTGTTCGTGTTTAAACTGCGCCCTATCGTTTAAACCGAAAGGGGCAGCAGTGATTGAGTTGACCCAACGCCAGCTTAGAGTGCTGGAGTTTATTCAGGCATACATCAAAATGAAGGGCTTTGCCCCTTCGATGCAGGATGTGGCGACCGGCTTGGGGCTGAAGTCGCGCTCCAACATCCATCGTATTGTTCGTTATCTGGAAGATAATGGACTCCTGACCACCGTGCCGCATAAGTTTCGGACGATCAAGCTCCGAGACCGCTCCGTCGAGAAGATGCTGGCACTATGAGTGACCTGTTGACTCGGGCGGAGATCAAGCAATATCTGGCATTGCTGGATGAATTGCCGGAAGGTTCTCCCGAGATCGAGAAAATCCACACCCTGCTGCAAGCAGACAAGCGCGAACGCTGTCGGCAGAACTTCATGCCCTTCGTGCGGCAGATGTGGTCAGCCTTTATCCCCGGAAAACACCACCAAATCATGGCAGATGCCTTCGAGCGGGTGGCGCGTGGGGAACTGAAACGGCTAATTATCAATATGCCACCCCGGCATACCAAGTCAGAGTTCGCCTCTTACCTGTTTCCATCATGGTTTTTGGGGATGTACCCCGAAAAGAAGGTGATTCAGACCGCACACACCGCTGAATTGGCAGTCGGCTTCGGTCGAAAGGTGCGAAATCTGGTCGGATCGCAGGAATATCAGGAGATTTTCCCCACCAAAATGTCGGCAGACTCCAAAGCCGCCGGTCGATGGAACACCTCCAAGGGCGGTGACTACTTCGCGATTGGTGTCGGCGGTGCAGTGACCGGTAAGGGTGCGGATATTTTGATTATTGATGACCCGCACTCGGAACAAGAGGCGATGCAGGGCAATCCTGCCGTGTATGACCGTGTGTATGAGTGGTATTCCTCGGGTCCGCGCCAGCGTCTCCAGCCGGGAGGAGCGATTGTGATCGTCATGACCCGCTGGTCCAAGCGGGACTTGACCGGTCAGATTGTGAACGCCGCCATGAAGAAGGATTTGGAGGAGTGGGAGGTCATTGAACTGCCCGCGCTGCTCCCGTCCGGCAAACCCCTCTGGCAGGAATTCTGGCGACAAGAGGAATTGGAAGCCATCAAGGCAGAATTGCCCGTATCCAAGTGGGAAGCCCAGTACCAACAGAACCCCACCTCGGAAGAGGGCGCGATTATCAAGCGGGAAATGTGGCAAGTTTGGGAAAATGATCGTCCACCACAGGTAGACTACATCATCCAATCTTGGGATACGGCTTTTGAAAAAAGCAACCGCGCAGATTATTCCGCTTGCACCACATGGGGCGTCTTCTACCGCGACGTTGAAGGCTCAGAAGTCGCCAACATCATCGTCCTCGACGCCTTCAAAGAGCGCATGGAGTTCCCCGAACTCAAGCGAACCGCCTTTGATTTCTGGAAAGAATGGAACCCCGATACCCTCATTGTGGAAAAAAAGGCGGCGGGAGCGCCCCTGATTTATGAGATGAGGAGAATGGGTATCCCCATCTCGGAGTACACACCAAGCAAAGGCTCGGATAAGATTGCCCGTGTAAACGCCGTGTCTGACTTGTTTGCGTCCGGCATGGTATGGCGACCTGAAACCCGATGGGCAGATGAACTGGTGGAGGAGCTGGCGTCCTTCCCCAACGGTGACCATGATGACTTGGTGGACTCGACCACCCAAGCCCTTCTGCGTTTCAGGCAGGGCGGCTTTATCACGCTGGCAACCGATGAGGAAGACCGGATGTTTATCCCAAGAAAGGCAGCGTACTACTAATGTGGGTCAGGCTCACACCACCGCCTGAGCGCCTGACGCGAGCGACGCTGCGAGCGTACCTGCGCTGGAGAATGGATTACTTACGCTGGCGGCTTTTCAGCTTGAAACGCGCCATCAAAACACCCGCAACATGGTGGCGACGCCGTAAAGCAGCAAAGCGTTTAAACAAGTACCTATTACAAGAAGCTGAGAAAGTTGCCAAGTTGCCGCCCCATTCACCGCCGACAACCGATGAAGTGATTGACTTCGTCCATTGGGCAGAGCATTCAGGTCTGCGTTTTGCACACCGTGTTGCTGCTATGCCGAAGAGTCCACCTAACTCTAAAGAGGTGGAACTAACCAAGACAGGAATCAACTATGGCAATTGAAAAGTCCCTCTACTCCCTCCCCACTGGCATGGAAGACCAAGCCGCCCCGGAGGTTGAGATTGAAATCGAGATGGAAGACGGCGATGAACCTGCCGTTGAGATTGAGGTTAAGACCTCGTCCTTTGACGAAAACCTTGCCGAGACCATTTCGGAAGGTGAATTACAGTCTATTTCTGACGAACTACTCCAGTTTATTCAGGATGACATCACCTCCCGCAAAGACTGGGAGCGTACCTACAAGGACGGTCTTGACCTGCTAGGACTCAGGATCGATGAAAGGACGGAACCTTGGGACGGCGCGTGTGGCGTCTACCACCCGATCCTGTCGGAATCCGTGGTCAAGTTTCAGTCCGAGACGATTCTGGAAACATTCCCGGCGTCTGGTCCCGTCAAGACCAAGATCATCGGCAAGATCACCCGCGAGAAGGAAGAAGCTGCCGCCCGTGTTCAGGACGATATGAACTATGAACTCACCGAGGTCATGGTCGAATACCGCAACGAACATGAGCGTTTGCTGTGGAACCTGCCGATTACCGGCAGCGCGTTTAAAAAGGTCTACTTCGACCCAAGCATCAATCGTCAGGTCGCGATGTTTATACCGGCAGAGGACATCATTGTTCCCTACGGCGCATCGGATTTGCAGTCCTCCCCTCGGATTGCACATCGCATGAGGAAGACCGAAAACCAGATCAAGAAGCTCCAAGTCGCAGGGTTTTACCGCGATATTGAACTGGAAACACCGTCCAGAAACATCACCGAAATTCAGAAAAAGAAGGACGAAGAAGCCGGTGTCAACATTGTCGATGATGACCGCTACCTGTTGTACGAGGTTCATATTGACTATGACCTGCCGGGGTATGAAGACCCGGATGGGATTGCCTTGCCTTACGTCATCACTATCGCGTCTACCGGTGAAGTCTTGGCAATCCGACGCAATTATCTGGAGGATGATGAGACCCGCCAGAAGCGGATGCATTTCACGCACTACATCTACATCCCCGGCTTTGGATTCTACGGTTTTGGCTTGATCCACCTTGTGGGTGGTTTTGCAAAAAGCGCAACGTCTATCCTGCGGCAACTGGTGGACTCGGGAACCTTGTCAAACCTTCCGGGTGGCTTCAAGTCCAAAGACTTGCGCGTTAAGGGGGATGACACTCCAATTGCTCCGGGCGAATGGCGCGATGTAGATGTGACCGGCATGACAATCAAGGACTCGATTGTCCCGTTGCCATATAAAGAACCGTCTCAAACCCTCTTTAATTTGTTGAATACCATCGTCGAAGAGGGCAGAAAGTTCGCCTCGGTGGCAGATTTGAAGGTTGGCGATATGTCCAACCAAGCCCCGGTAGGCACGACCTTGGCAATTCTGGAGCGGACATTAAAGGTCATGAGCGCGGTACAAGCCCGTGTCCATGCCGCGATGAAGTACGAGTTTAAACTCATTGCTGCCATCGTCCGTGACTACACCCCCGAGTCGTATTCCTACGAAGTCGATGCGCCCAAAAAAGCCAAGCGGGATGACTACGACATAGTGGACATCATCCCCGTGTCTGACCCGAACGCCTCAACAATGGCGCAGCGGGTGGTGCAGTACCAAGCTGCCTTGCAGTTAGCCGCCTCCGCACCGGGAATCTACGACCTGCCACAGCTTCACCGGCAGATGCTGGAAGTCTTAGGCATCAAGAATGTTGCCAAGATCATACCAGTTGAAGATGAGCAGAAGCCCATGAATCCCGTATCGGAAAACATGGCAGCGTTATCGGGCAAGCCTATCAAAGCCTTCTTGTATCAGGATCATGAGGCGCATCTGAAGGTTCACATGAGCGCCATTCAAGACCCGAAAATGCAGCAAATCATCGGACAAAACCCGCAAGCGCAAGTCATCCAAGCCGCGATGATGGCGCATATCAACGAACACGTTGCTTTTCAGTACCGCATCGAAATCGAGAAGATGCTGGGTGTTCCGCTTCCCCCGCCGGACGAACAATTGCCGGAGGACATCGAGGTCGAGCTTTCCCGCGCTGTTGCGATTGCAGCCGAAAAGCTGTTGCAAAAGGATCAGGCAGAAGCTGCTCAGAAACAAGCCCAGCAAGCCATGCAAGACCCTGTTGTCCAGCAGCAAAACCGCGAACTGGACATCCGCGAAGCCGAAGTCATGCGGAAAAAAGCCAAGGACGAAGCCGAGTTGGAGCTTCGCGCCGCCGACCTTACCGCCAAAGACCAGCGGGAAAGAGAGCGGATTGCGGCACAAGAGCGAATTGCTGGCGCACAGATTGGGGCAAAAGCCGCCGATTTGGACAAGAGCATCGATTCCAAGCAACGTATCGAAGGCATGAAGATAGGAGCAGACCTTGGCACTAAGGGATTATCTTCTCAGTGAGTTAAAAAAAGAACAAGAGGCGTTGAAGGAGAGGATTGCCTTCAACCCTGTTGAGGACTACTCCGCTTACCGTGAGGTGGTGGGGGAAATCCGTGCGTTTCAACGTTTAATAAGAACCATAGAGGACTTGCCAGATGACTAATGAAGAACTGATGAAGTTGTTGCCCGCACCACAGGGCTACCGGATTTTGATTGCGATACCCAAGAAGGAAGAGACCTACAAGGATTCGCAGATCGTGATTGCCGAACCCACACGACAGAAAGAGGAGATCGCGTCGATTGTTGGTTTGGTGATGGCGTTAGGTCCGCAAGCCTATCAAGACCCGGAAAAGTTCCCGGACGGTCCTTGGTGCAAGGAAGGCGACTACATCATCATGCGGTCTTATTCCGGCACACGGTTCAAGATCACCACGCCGGAAGGGGATCAGGAGTTTCGCATCATCAACGATGACACCGTCGAGGCTGTCATTGCCGACCCACGGGTAGTTACCCGCCTATAAAGGAGCATTCATGTCTGAAAACAACCAGCAACTCGAAATCGAGATCGAGGGGGATACCAAGATCGAGATTGTCGATGACACCCCGGAACCGGATCGTGGCAAATCCGAACCGAAAGGTGCTGTCGAAGTCACGGATGACGAAATCTCCCAGTATTCGGAGAACGTCCAGAAGCGCATTCGCCAGCTACGCGCCGTCTACCATGATGAGCGCCGGGAAAAAGAACGCCTTGTTAGAGAGCAACAAGAAGCCCTGAGCTATGCCCAGCGGTTAACGGAGCAGAATCGACAGCTTCAGGAGCGACTCTCGCAGGGCGAGCGGGTGCTGGTTGAAAACACCAAGGAAAAGCATGATGCCCTGCTGTCTCAGGCAGAGCGGGAGTACAAGGAAGCCTACGAAGCGGGTGACACGGAGAAGATGATCACCGCGCAGAAGAAGATTTCCGAAGCAGTGGTCGGCAAGCGGGAGATAGAGAACTACCAACCCCGCTATCAGCCCCCTTTACAAGAGCCAGAAATTCCGGTAGAAACTCGACAACAACCGCAAATTGTTCCTGACGAACGCACCCGTCAGTGGGTAACGGATAACCAATGGTTTGACCAAGACCCAGTCATGAGAGGTGCTGCCTTTGGTATCCACGATGAACTCGTCCGTAGTGGATATGTCGCTGGTTCGGACGCCTACTTCGAGCAGATCGATGCTCGCATACGGGATGCATTTCCCAACAAATTCAGGTCTTCAAAACCTGCCGCCAATGTTGTCGCTCCTGCTTCCAGAGCAGCAGCGGGATCAAAGAAGATCACCCTGACGAAGACTCAGGTCGCCATTGCAAAGCGACTTGGAGTTCCTCTGGAAAAGTATGCTGAACAAGTCGCAAAGGAGATGACAAATGGCTGATCGTACACCACGAGACCAAGAGACTCGCGAACAAGGGATGAGGAAGAAGGCTTGGACACCACCTTCGCTCCTACCAAATCCCAATAAGGAAGACGGTTATTCGTACCGCTGGATTCGTAAATCGATTCTAGGGCAGTCGGATGATCGAAACATGATGTCCAAGCAGGACGAAGGGTGGGTTCCTGTTAAGCGGGAAGACCACGCTGAACTGCAATATCCCGGCAAGTCCACTGGACTGGTCGAGATCGGTGGGTTGGTACTCTCCAAGACGCCAACGGATTTTGTCGAGCAGCGTAACGATTATGTTCGCAATCAGACAGACGCCCAAACGCGAGCTGTAGATGCCAATCTGATGAAGGAAAATGATCCTCGGATGCCGCTGTTTAGTGAACGCAAATCAACCACTAGCAGAGGCAGAAGGGAATAAGGAGTAAAACATGGCTTATCCTGAAGTCGCTGCCCCCTACGGCATGGTTCCTGTGAACCTGCTGGGTGGTCAGGTGTACGCAGGTCAGACCCGTGATCTACCGATTGGTCAAAACGAAACGACCGCCATCTTCTATGGTGACGTAGTGACGTTGAACGCCAGCGGTAACATCACCAAGGTTACGACCACGGCTACCGCCACCACCATCGGTGTATTCCTCGGATGCACCTACATTGATCCTAATACGTCGCAACCGGTGTACAAGCAATACTACCCCGGCGCTGTGAACGTAGCGGGTATTTCGGCTTATGTACAAGATGATCCAGATCAGTTGTACAAAGTCGCTGTGGTTTCCACTGGCACAACCATTGGATTCCTCACTCAAGCTGCTGTTGGCAAAAACGTGTCGCTGGTTCAAAACCCCGGCAGCACCACCAACGGTGATTCCAGAAACGCAGTCCTGAACACGACCGATACAGAGACCACTCTGCCGATCCGTGTAGTGGACGTTGTTCCCGAGACAGCCATTGCTGGCTTTCCGGGTTCTTATACAGAGGTGATTGTTCGATTCAACTTCGGCATCTCCCTGTACGAGAATGCAACGGGAAGGAGTTAATAAATGGCTATCTCTCGCGCACAGCTACTGAAAGAACTGCTCCCCGGTCTGAACGCATTGTTCGGTCTGGAATATGAGCGTTATGGTGAAGAACACAAAGAGATTTTCGAAACCGAAACCTCTGAGCGTTCCTTCGAAGAAGAAACCAAACTGTCGGGCTTCTCTGCCGCACCGGTCAAAAACGAAGGCTCTGCCATCGCTTATGACAACGCGCAGGAAGCATGGACTGCTCGTTACCAGCACGAAACCATCGCGCTTGGTTTCAGCCTGACCGAAGAAGCCATCGAGGACAACCTCTATGACTCGCTTTCGTCGCGCTATACCAAGGCACTGGCTCGTGCCATGTCGTACACCAAGCAGGTCAAAGCGGCAAACGTCCTGAACAACGGCTTCTCCAACAGCTACACTGGTGGTGATGGCGTTGAATTGTTCTCGACCGCACACCCGCTGGTCTCTGGTGGCACGAACTCGAACGAGCCAGCCACTCCTGCCGATCTGAACGAGACTTCGCTTGAAGCCGCCGTTATCCAGATCGCAGCGTGGACCGACGAACGTGGTCTGCTGATCGCAGCAAAACCACGCAAGTTGGTTGTACCGCCAAGCCTGATGTTCGTGGCTACCCGCCTGTTGGAAACCGAACTCCGTGTCGCGACCAACAACAACGACATCAACGCACTCAAGAACAATGGGTCGATCCCGGAAGGTTACACAGTTAACCACTTCCTGACCGACAATAACGCATGGTTCTTGACCACCGACGTTCCTAACGGTCTGAAGCACTTTGTGCGTACCCCGTTGGCAACCTCGATGGACGGTGACTTTGATACCGGCAACGTCCGTTACAAAGCCCGCGAGCGTTACAGCTTCGGCTGGTCTGACCCGCTGGGCGTCTTCGGCTCGCCCGGAGCGTAATGAAAAGGGGAGGGGTAAAACCCTCCCTTTTTTCGTTTAAACGCAGTATCATGTTCCCATCTAGGGATTCAACTCTTATCGACTGACCTAGCAGACTTTGTAGAGACGATAAGAGGATGTGCTACAACACGAAAGGTTGATCATGGCAATTTCCACATTTGATGGTCCGGTTCGCTCGCTTAATGGTTTTTACTCGCAGGGTCCGGGCAATGTCGTACCACTGACCTCCAGCACCACGCTGACTGTAGCGGCTCATGCTGGCAAGATTATTGAGGTTGGCGGCACATTGGCGTCAGACCTAGTAATTACTCTTCCACCAATTAACACATCGGCTTCGGCTCCTTCGGCTGGTCCGGGAACTGATCCAAACACTCAAAACAATCAGGGCGCGGTATTTACCATTTGGGTAGACGCAACCATTGCGACCTCTTCGGTCAAGATCGCCACTAATGGTACTGACAAGTTCATCGGCTCGGTTTTGTCGATTGATTCGGATACGTCTGGCGCGATGGCTGGCTTTGTTCCTGACGCTGCCAATGACTTCATCAATCTGAACGGCGCTGACACAGGCGGTGTGGTTGGCACTTGCATCACTATCACCTCGTTGACCACCAATAAGTACATGGTCAATGGCGTTATCGTCTGCACTGGTTCTCCTGCTACGCCGTTCGCGAACTCGTAATAGGAGGCTGACATGGCTTCCATGCAATATGATGTATTAGCGTCAAAGCCGCGAACGACTGACGGTCAGATGAAAGATCAGAACGACAACGATTTGCTTCGTTGTCGGATCAAGGCTGTCTATGGTGTATCAGGTGCTGCTGCTGGTTCTGTTGTCTTTCGAGACGGTGGGGCAACCGGTCCCATCTTGATGACCATGAACTCACCGACAGCCGCAGCTTCTGGTACTTTCTGGCTACCAATGCCGGGGGAAGGTATTCTGGTTGAGACTAACCTTTATGTTGACCTGACGGATGTCGCGTCCATCATGGTGATATACGGGTGATGTCATGCAATCAGAAGCCTCCTTCAACCTGCATGGCAAGAAACTGTTCATCGGGTTGCCAGCCTATGACTTCAAAGTCTCGGTCAAGTTAGCAATTGCGCTTGCCGAGTTCTGCGTCAAAGCACAGCAACACGGTATTCAGATTCAAATCTCCAACGTCTCGGGATGCTCCGTGGTATCCCGAGTGCGGAATATTATTGCCAACGAATTCCTTGAGTCAGACGCCGACCATCTCTTTATGGTCGATTCAGACATGACGTTCCAAGCGGACGATGTTATTCGTCTATTGGCATGGAGTCAGACCAAGCCTATCGTGGCAGGTGTGGGAGCCGCTCGCAAGAAAGAGAAGGTCTACTTCTCTTCGCTCGATCAAGACGAAAACGGCAACATCTTTATGGACAAGATGGGGCTGGTCAAGGTTAAGCGCGTAGGCACTGGCTTCATCATGATTCAGCGCAAAGTCTTTGAGACCTTGCGTGACGCGCACCCCGAATGGAAGTACATGGATCAGAACACCAACAAGGTGCTTCAGTCCTTCTTTGATTTCCAATCTACCCCGGACGGCTACATTGGCGAGGACTATGTCTTCTGCGACCGCGCTCATCAGCACGGCTTTACTGCTTGGGTAGACCCAACCATCAAGCTAGGTCACATGGGTGTCCATGAGTTTGAGGGCGCATTTGGTGAGGACTTCTTGTATCCGCTGTTAAAGCCGATGGAAGAGGAAAGGCAGGTTGTCAATGGTTAAGCCTGTCAAGAAATCGGCAATGCAATGCAACTCGCCTCGGGCTACCCCGACCCACCCCAAGAAGTCGCACATTGTGAAGGTTTGCGAGGGCGGGAAAGAGCGCGTCATTCGCTTTGGTCAGCAAGGCAAAAAGGTAGGCACAGTATCTGGAACAGCAGGAAAGCCCAAATCGGGCGAGTCGGAGCGTATGAAAGCAAAGCGTAAATCGTTTAAAGCGCGTCACGCAAAAAACATTTCCAAGGGAAAGATGAGCGCGGCGTATTGGGCTGATAAGGTGAAATGGTAATGGAGATGATGATATGGAACGTGATCCTAACAGCCATCGTTGCCTTACTGGGATTCGTAGTGAAAGAAAAGTTCGCTGAATTGAACAGGCTTGGCATCCTGCTCAATAAGACCCGAGAGGAGGTGGCTCGTGATCACATCACTCGCGCAGAAGTTCATCGCGACATGGAAAAGATTATGGAGCGGTTTGACGCTGGCATTTCTCGTTTGGAGGCAAAAATTGACGACCTCCGAAAAGAGCAAAAGGGAAGATCATGAAACCAAAAACTAAACGGTATCAATCTGGTGGATTGGCTGCAATTTCGGAAACCGCCCAAAACTTGATGGCTAATGTAGACAGCATGGCTAACACCATCAATTATGGTGAACCGACTTCTTCTGGCGCTGTTCAACCAGTTGGCTTTAATGCAGTCGCCGAGATGAAAAAAGGCGGCATGGTTAAGAAGAAGAAGTTGGGTGGCTATGTAAAAGCCGCTGATGGCATTGCCACAAAAGGCAAAACAAAGGGGCGCTTCGTATGAAGAACAAAGTTCGCACAGTGATGAAAGAGTTTAAATCGGGGGACTTGAAATCATCTTCCGGGAAAAAGGTCACCAACCCGAAGCAAGCAATTGCGATTGCGTTGAGTGAGGCTGGTAAATCCAAATCAATGAAGGAAGGTGGTCACATGAAAGAGTCAAAAGAAATGATGAAGAAGGAAGTGTCATTCATGAAAAAGAAAGGCGCTCCTAAATCCATGATTAAACATGAGATGAAAGAAGCAGGTATGAAGAATGGCGACAAAGTCAAGAAGATGGCTTTGGGCGGTATGGCAGCAGGTGTGGCATCTAAAGCACTTGGCTCAGTTAAAAATGCGGTAGCGGCTAAAGCAGCTCCAATGAAAATGCAAAACTTGGCAAGAAGTGCTGCTTCGCAAACCGCATTTAAAGCAGCGCCAAAACAGTTTATGTCAGATGCCGTTAAGGCAGGTACAGTCAGGAAGGCGGGCGTAACACCCCCACCTCGTGGCATGATGAAAAAAGGCGGCGAAGTTAAGAAGATGGCGGGTGGC